TATCAACAACAATTCGTATTAATAAACTCGGCATCTGATAATGAACAAGAGAGAATGGCATTAGAGTCGTTTATCAACACGCACAAGCTTTTCAAGGATAAACAATACTCTAATTTAGTAATAATAACGGCTTTACGAGAGTGGGCTACAGGAAAATACAATTGTGATATTAGAAAAGCTTACGAAAACACCCTAGGTCTTAATGCTCGCAGTTCTGCTAATCTAGTAGATATAACTATCGGCATTGATACCAACAATATACACAAAACTCAAGAGTCTACATATTTTTATTTCATTACCAATATGGCTATAAATATGATTAGTTCTCCTCCTTTTTGCCTATAAAGGGTTATCCACGCCCTACCTTACGAGACGTTTTTTTGAAATTCAATCCGATTGACTCGGCAAACTCTGCAAGAATGGTGCATCCGTCCGGTGCATCATCATGAGCATTATCCCCCTCACGCTTATAGTTTGTAAGAGCTTTCATAAAGCGTCCGTAGTCAGAGCCTTTAGTGTATTCTGTTTCATCAAGAAATGCGCAATGCTTTTTTATCCAGCCGGCTTTCATCAGAATACGAGTTTCTTTATGCTGAGTAGTAGGACGCGCTTGGATAAGACAGGACTTTCTTTTAGTGGTAACAAGTTTACGCACATTGATAGCGAATATACGCCCACCATTGTTTGACTCGATACGTAACTGGTCGCATTCGGTATCTATTACCATTTGTGCCAAGCGTGGCTCCGTAACCTCAACCGGGTCTTTGGTAAATAATACATCTGTGATAAAGTATTTCGGTCCAAATACCTTTGCGAATGGTGCACAGAAATCATCATCACCTTTATCCGCAGTATCACAAGCGCCAATAGTGCCATCAGGTCTTTTACCTGCAATATCGGCGAGTTTAAAGCGCATAAGGGAAGACTTCGGAAATAGTAAACCTTTTGCTTCGAATGGCTCCTGCATATACTCGGCCATCCAAATACTTTCGTCTGTCTCCGAGCGCAATTCAAGGTAATATTCGGTCGTGTGCACATCTTCACAGAAGGACCGTTCGTTTTCATCAAGAGCAGCAATACGGATGATTTCATTATATTTCCCTGCTTCTTCCAAACGCCCAAGTACATCATTAGCAGACCAGCGTGTACCAATGTCAATAAGACAACAGTTACCCTCTATACGAGAATCATGCGTACCTTGTTTCCATGACCATACTTTTTCATTATTGTTATCGGATAAGGCATCTTCCAAGCTCTTGTACAAGTCGTCCGTCATGGCGAGCATGGAGGCACCGAAACCGATAACAGTTCCACCAACACCACCGCCAAAATAAGAAACCTGACGGGCTCCCTCAACATTCCAGCTCTTCACATTCTGTTTATCACCTTTAAGATAAATATCCGGAAATATCTCATGAAAACGTTTGGACTTCACAATATCACGGGCATCATAGGAAAGTTTATTGTACAATGTATCAGAACAGCAATTACGCATAACTGATTCTTCCGGAAAATGCCCGAGCATCCATGCGATAAACAAAGATGAAATATAAGACTTTCCTGCACGTGGCGGCATACTTACTGCAAGACGATAGATTATGCCGGCAGAGTATGACTCATATACACGCATAAAAGCTTCTGCAACTTTCTTCAGGAATAAACGCTTTGCAAAAAACTTCGGGTCATAGTATAAACAGAAAGCCCAGAAATCTTTCTGAGCTTCCCGCTTGCGAAGAATTGTTACTGCCTTCGCACGCTTTATAAGAATTTCCCGGTTGCTTTTACTCTTGTTCGCCACGTATTATAGCTATTAACTGTTCATCGGTCATACTTTCAAGTTCATCACCTAAATTCACATTGGTATCAACTTCTTTACGGTCGCGCCATTTTTCCGGCTGTCGGTTCTTCAACCAAAATATTGCAGCCGTTGTGTCCGGTGGATAATGTTCTATATACTCCTTTTGGTCAGTTATACGCCCATCAGATGTAGCGAATTTAGTTGCTTTGCATGAGTAACCAATAGCACGATTATACAAGCGAGAAGCGACATTGGCATCAGCCAAATTCTTTCCTTTTTTTAAGGACTCAAGAAATTCAGGGTATTTCTTTTTCCAACTATTGATTGTCTGTTCTGAAACAGAGAAGAATTCAGCAATTTCTTTATCTGTCGCACCAAGCAGACAGAGTTTAAGAACTTGGTCGGAATACTCTTCTTTGTAATCCGATTTACGTCCTCTTTTCTTTTTTTCTGCTGAATTCTTCTTTTCTGTCATAACCAATAACTAACCAAAACTGACAAATTGAGACAACTCATCCTTTAATTCGGGTAAGCCTCCATTATCAAAATAGAAAGAAGAACGCATTTTTCCCTGTTTTTTTACCCCACGCATGGTTTTACACAAGTGTTCTCCCTCCAATACTATACCTATAGCTAAAGGTGGATATTCATCACCAAGTGCATTCCTTATCATATCAACAATATCTTGCGCCAATCTTTCTTGTATCTGTAAGCGGGCAGCGCAGTAATCTACCGCACGGCCCACTTTGGAAATGCCAAGAATCTTTCCTTTAGGATTAGGGATATATGCAAACCAATACTTACCAAAGAAAGGCATCATGTGATGCTCGCACATAGAATAATATGTACCGGAATCAGACACAACACTACCACAAGATAAACCATCCTTGCCATTCGGGAATACAGTAATCTTTGGCTTTTGTTCAGGGTCATATCCACGAAATATCTCTTGCCACATCCTTAAAATACGATCCGGAGTACCAACAAGTCCTTCTCGATTAGGATTCTCACCAATGTACGAAAGGATATTTCTTATCGCACATTCAATATCTTTTGGGTCTGCAAGCTTAGTTTCCATTTGGGATGCTTTTTAATATAATCAATAACTTCTTCTGTATTTTGACAAGAGCATGGCTGTAAATAATACACGGCTGCTGTCATTTCTTCATAGGTTGATAAATCCTGCCCAGTATAGACTACTTTTATTTCATGAGGATTAACAACAATAGCATTACTTCCTTCTTTCGGTGAGCAAGTTATCCAATCTATATTATTCGGTAAGGAGCGCGTCCCGTTAGTTTCTATACAGACATATTTACCTATCCGATGTAGACAGTCTACAAACTCCCTATCAATCCAAAGCGAAGGTTCTCCGCCCGTCAGTATGACCATCACTGCCGGATATTTCCCTACTTCCGACAAGATTTCCTCATCGGACATCAAAATACCGTCTTCATGCTGCGTATCACAGAAAGGACATTTCAAATTACATCCGGAGAAACGGACAAAAACAGCCGGGGTTCCGGTATGATAACCTTCCCCTTGTATGCTATAGAATATTTCATTTACCTTTTTCATACCATGCTATATTGTTTTCCGATTCCTGCACCATTACTTTAAAACAAGCCGGAACTTGTTCACAAATCCATCTTGCCATATTCTCCGCTGTCGTATTAAATGAAAGCACTTCATTTAAGTTACGGTGGTCCAACTGCTCCTGAATCTTTTGTTTTATGTGGGTAAAATCTACAACCATACCATCATCATTCAACTGTTTTGCCCGACACCAAACCACGATTATCCAATTATGCCCATGTAAATTCTCACATTTGCTCTCATAAGACAACTTCAAACTATGTGAAGCTGATATTTCAATACGTTTTCTAACTGTGTACATAATAACTATTTATAAAATGACAATACCTGCATTATTTCATCTTCTTCTTGTTTCCGACCATAAGTTCCGGATTCTATCAAAGGAAGAATCTCTTTTCTGATGTAAGATACATTCCTATCTATAATATCTTCAGTAAAAGGATAACCATTCAGGGCAAAGGCTATAAACTTGCGGAAACACGGTTTACAACTCCAACATTCTTTCCCATGCTCCGGAGTATAACAACTGAACGATGAAGAAAAGGCCTCATCCATATCGCCACCTTGCGCAACAAAAGCCCTAACGAGTTCAGCCTTTGTGTATCGCTTGAAATCCAGATTTATTTTGATTTTCCTTTCTTCCGTCCAATGCTGTTTCTGATAAAGATAGTTCAATAACTGCTCATAGATATCAGCAAATACCGGAGATTTGTCAAGCACCCGGTCCCCGGCCGTAGCACCTAAACAAATTTCATTCCCATAATTAGTGGCAATCCCGATAAGGTACATATTCCGCAACGGAATTATCTTATCTTCCCGTTCCCACTTGGAAAGGTCTAGTTTCTCCACTACAACATCAGCAGGAAGGCGCTTTATTTCCTCTTGTGAATACTTTGTGCCCATATCCACGTATAATTTCACATCAGGCTTCCAAATCTTGTCTATAAGCCAGCTATCCATGCCCCCTGAATATAGGAGGACTTTCTTTTCATAAGAACTCTTCTGCATACTTTTGAAATTTTATCCATTCATTAAAATTATGTCTATTCACCAAATCATGATGCCTGGCTCTCATCCCTTTTGGCGGATCGTAGCATTGCATCTGACCGTTATCAAACTTATATATCTGTCCATATCGGGCACCGGATAGCCATGTCGTACTATCAACACTATCAAATTTAAGGTATGGAAGATACTTGGAACTTGTAAAACCAAGCCCATGAATACGGATACCGGCGCTATGGGCCTGGTCTATAAACCATTTCAAAACCATAGGATTCCGTCTGATTCTTCTACCTTCTTCCATTGCGGAAGTCGTACCGATAGCCACATAAGGATATTCTTCAC